AAACCAACTTGATCCGCAATAGGTCTTGTTCCATTAGCATTTAACTGACCAAGCGAGAACTTAGATGATAACTGCAGATCTGGTGAAAAGTCCTTCATGTTTGATAATGTATCACATGAAGCCGGTAATGGTTGAATATTATTAGGTGGTGTAACCGCAGTACTTTGATCTGTGCCAGATGCAGGGTTTGCTGATAAGTTACCCTGTGCAGCCTGCTGCGCTATAAATGTAGAAGAATCTCCATCTTCAGGTGTTTCATATTGAGATGCTGCAAGTAGCTCTCTAGTAATTACAACTAATTCTGAGAATTCTGGTAGTGATGGAGTTTCTTTATCTATTGGGGTACTTAATCCAGCTGAGAATGCTTCTCCAGAGGTACCACTATTAATATTAGCAACCATCGAATCGACATTAAATGATGCACCAGCTTTAAAGCTTTGCGCAAATGCAGATTGCACATTAACCGCGTTTGCCGACTTAATATTAAAGTTACCATAATCATATGTTTCCATATTGATCGATTTAGCACGGATATTTAGATCCTCTTTTACCGATAGATCCATCTTACCTGATACGTTCATGCTAACATCATTAAATACATTAATTGTTGTTACTCCAGATACGTCAACTCGTAAAGCATTCTCAATTTTAACATTATGATCTCCACGAATAGTAAGATTTGCTGTACCTTTAATTAGTACATTTCCATTTCGTTCTAATATTTCAAATTTATCGCCTACAATACGGTTAACTTTAGTACCATTAGCATCAATCTCTTCCCATGTACCAGACTTATGGTATAGGTGATATCGTTCTGAATTCTTTGTATCGTCAAACTCCATAATGTGACCAGATTCTGACATATAGACATGATCAAATGGATACTTGGCATTATATGGTATGGGTGACTGATTCCATGAACGGCCTTGAGCGCATTCAACATTTGTCTCTCTTGCAAGTTCTTTATTATAAACTACAGTCTTTTTAATCTCTTCATGTCTTGCTAAACGATTAGTATCAGGTTCATTTAAGTAAAGTGGATACTTACCCTTTGGATCCTTGAAACCCATTTCCATGTTTTTAGAAGTTGGAGTTCCTGCTGTACCAGCAGATTTAGCCTCAGGTGAATCTACTGGAGGTGTTGGGGAATCTTTAGGTGTTACTCCACCAGTTACTGGATCTGGAGTTCCGTCCTTAAGGAATAGAGCTTGTTCAGAAGCGCGTCGTTTAGTTAAACCTGGTAGTACTTTACCACCAGCTTTATTATACATTAAAAAGTCAGTAGCTGCTGTATCATAGTTTGGTGAATTTAAGTCAGCCACTAGTGATGATCTTGCTAATGCTCCACCACCTAAATTGTAAGTGAAACAACATAATGCATCATACATACTTTGTGTAATAGGTGCTTTAACTGATGAGTTAACACTTGGAGCAACTTGTTTAGTAATATGATCCATTAAAGCGACATCTGCTTCGGCTTGGGTAATAGTTTGTCCTGGCCGAACTGGCGCACCATTAATTCTAGTAGAGCCATAGCCAATAGTCCATATTCCTACTGAATCTTGGTATGCTGTTAATCGTAAACCTTCGTATTGTTTGATTAAGTTTAATGCATCCTGTGAAGGTTTATATGAACTTGCTGAATTTGCACCACTTAAATCTGGCGTTGGCGTATCTGTGGTTATTGCATCGCCATTCTCGTCGGTAATTGTTGTTGAATTTTCTGTTGGAGTATATCCATCTTGTTTAAGCACAGCACCATTGTCTTCTTGGTCTACCTTGCCAGATGCTTGAGGTATACCACCTAATGTGCCAATGATAATTGGATTCTGTTCATCATGATCTCTAAACATAACTACAACTGTAGTTCCTTCAACAGCTCCAAGAGGAGATCTACCAATACCATTCATGGCAGCTGAATTAATATCCTGCATCGGGTACGCCCACGGCAGATCGGCTGTAGGTAATATTGATTTATCATAGGTGTGTTTACCCATGATACGAACTTGACACCTACCTAATTTTAAAGGGTCATCACGATTTTCAACTATACCAGTAAATAAATGGTTCATTTTAACTCTCTAATAAAAGACTCTTTGACTAATTCCATACTACATTCATGTTTTTCACGATCAATGGTATGTGCTATTGCCGCAATTAAATAATTACCTGAGTAGATTTTATCTAAATATTCTTCAGGATCATCTTCAGGATTTAATTGAGAATTTTTAAATACTCTTAAGTTAACAGTTTGCCCGATTGAATAGTCCATTCTACCAAATACTATTATCTCTAACTTAAATGCATTTATCTGTTCTATAAGTGATATACGTTCTTGAACAGTTTTAGTATTAGTTACATCACCAAAAGCATTAAAGTTACCGTAATACTTATGTTCATTAATAATTAAAGAGTTTGGTTTAGCAGGAACAGTTTCAGTAACTAATGGAAACTTATTAAGATGATTTTGATCATTAAGCTTAGATACAGCAGCAAAGTTTTTGTCTGTATACTTTTTAGTAACAATATCATAATGAATCATTCTTGACGCATACATCCCAGAAGTTACGCGATCCATATAATTAAATGTTTCTGGAGTGGTAAATTCTAATATCCGTTTATAGTCTTTATCAGGATTTTTAAGAGATCCGCCGCCATCAGAAATTTCATTTGAGTAGTTATCCCATACAAACTCTTGATAAAGTGGCATTTGTATTAATGTGTCTAATGACATAAAACTTAAACCAAACTTAGTCTCAAAGAATAAGAATGATGGAGAACCATTAAGATTTACTGCTTGCTGAGCTAGATAGTTTAAGTTCTCAGTTGGGCACCAAAAGTTAGATATATGTTTAGTACCATTTTTAGTTTCTTCAACAAACTGAGTTTTATTACTTTCTAAAGCATCTTGATCTGATATAAGTTTTTTAACATTATCTGATATTTTACCTGAATAAACCTTTGAGATCTTCTTGTTAATATCGATGGCTGATTCCTTCGACATAAAATACAAAACGTAACCTAATTCGCGCTCATTAATTCTAAATCTATCACCCATTTTATAGATATAAAATTCACCTTTAAATGTATATTTTGGCTGAAGACCAGGAGTGGCTAGTTCTAAACGAACAAATTCTTCACCAACTAATGGAAATAGATTTAACAGGTCTTGAGATTCTTTAACAATAACTGTACCAGTTAAAAAAGGAGAGAACAGATCCTCAAAGATCTGTATGCCTGCTACTTGATTGGTTATTGTTTGAATGAATCCTTTTGTAGTAATAATTGAAACTTCATTTATTGCTACTTCACCTGCAAATGATAAATTTTCTGTTGACTCACTCATACTAAGCTTTTAAATTGTGCCAATATTCTAAATAAGTTTTCTGGTGAAATAAGTTTTATTCTTCGTTTTGATTCGTTTAATGTTGCTTCATAATCATAATTTGAAACTTCTCGTTGTACACTTGCTATACCATAAACATTGATATTATTTTCGTTAATTACATTACCATTTTCATCTTCATAATGATGAGTTTCATAAATATCAATACCATATTTACGATTAACATATTGTTCTAGTTCATATGTTGTTAATGGAAAGTCAGTTGTATAATCATATCGATCGTTAGTAATCATTAAAACCCAGTGATATAGCGCAGATCCATATACCTTCTCAGATATAATTTCTGGAGTATCACCTTCTTGAATATCATATTCATCATAAGATGTAAGATTTGCCATAATCTCTTTAATAATTCTGACATTAGTTGTAATATCAGTAATTGTTTTAGCAGTTAATACACCATTGATCTCAAATGGATATGTAATAGTAGGAAATTTTGCAAAGTACATAATTAGAATCCATCCAATATATTGTCTTTTGTGAGAAGAGCAAGTTCTCTAAACGACAAACTGACATTAATTTGTGTAGGCATACCATCAGAGAATGCTGTAAATACGCCTTGAGGTGTATATGCTACGTCTAAATCTGTTAAAACAACGGATGTATGGCGATGAAGATTTAAGTTCTCTTGTCCGTTGTTGTAGTAATATATATCAAACTCTGACGGATAGATGTATAGGAAGTTATATGCATCTTTAAACTCTGGGTGCATATGTAGCTTAAATGCATTAATAATTTGGTTAATATTGTTAGCTTCATCAGAACTTCTTGGATAAAACTTATAGCTTAGTGTAAAGTCTCGATATTTAACACCTTTAAAAATTTGTTCCTTTTTGGGATTTGTTGCAAGACCAGTTTGTGCTGATGTATAATCTCCAAGGCCTGGTGTTTTAAGTGCTGCAGTAGTAGCTGCTGTCAAAGCGGCTTGACCAATAGAACTCTTTCTGCCTGAATCAAATATACTAGCAATATTGTCGGCACCAGCATACATAGCTGAGGCCATGGCTGTTTCTTCCTCTGTCCAGTCCATACTATATTTAATGTTTAAATCTTCTGGCATATAAAGTGCTATTACTTGTTTTAATCGTTTAGTAGCACGGCTAAATCCTGCAGCTTGCGTTGCAACTGCAGCTCCAGCAGCTAAACCTAAACCTGCGCCAGGACCGGCTCCAGCACTTTCAATACCAACTGCTTTTGCTAAACTACCAAAGGCACCACCAAAAACTGCATTACCTACAATCGCTCCAGCGGCACTTGTATTTAAAGCAACTGCATCTCCACGCTGTCTAGGAGGAATGGCTGAAGGATCACTAACTGTAGCATATGATGTATCTTTAAGTAGTTTTGAATCAGCTTGAACATTAATATAGAATATAGCATAGTTGCCACCATAGATATTGTTGCTTGCCATTAAATCTGATGGATACTGAAGACTACCAACCGTATACTTATCTGACGCAAAATTAGTACCTGCACCTCTAGCTTGATACGCTAAACCAGATGGTTTTTTATCAGTTGGTGCTGAAGGAGTTTGTGTTAAACCTGGTGTAGTTCCAAATTGTTTAGCTTGTTCAACTGTTGCCATCGCTCCTGAAGCAAAGTTAGCTAAGTTGATTCCGGTCGGTCCTGTTGCCATTGTTGATTCCTATACGTTTATTATTATTTATAAATATCCGAGTAATGTTTCATAAAAGAAAGTACAAACCAGTTTTTCCAGACAAGTACGAAGGTGATCCAACTAATATCATAATGAGATCCAGTTGGGAAACACGCTTCGCCTCTTGGTGCGATAAGAATCCATCGGTAGTTAAATGGTTATCTGAAGAGACAGTTATCCCTTATCGCTGCCCAACCGACAATAGAATCCATAGATATTTTGTTGACTTTAAGATTAAAGTTAAGACTAGAGATAATACATTAAGAACCTATCTAGTTGAGGTTAAACCAATGAAGCAAACTGTACCTCCCGAGTACCCAGGCAAACAGACCAAACGATTCCTAACTGAATCAGTTACATTCATTAAGAACCAAGCCAAGTGGAAAGCAGCAACAGAATACTGTAAGGACCGTGGATATGAGTTTGTAATTATAACAGAACGCGAATTAGGCATATAAATAATTAAAT